TGCAGGACCAATCGAATAAAAATGTTGAACTCTTATTCCACCAGAAGTACTAGCTCCTGATCCAGATTCAACAGATCCCATTTCAATTGTAATTGTTGTTGAAGTAGGAACGGTTGCAACCATAAAATTTTTATCGTCAAAATCATCAGAATCAAAATTTGAATTAGTAATAGATGAAAAATTATCTAAACGAATAATGTCATATTTAGAAATGTTATGATCAGATGAAAAAGTTAATGTAACTGTTGCATCGCTTTGTGTTGTTGTAAAAGCACTAGTTAAAGTTGTTGTAGCTTTGATAGGAGTAATGTCATAAAATGCTCCCCCTGAGTATACATATAAAAATCTGTTTGTGCCAAGTGCCGCATACTTAATGCCTGATGCATTGACAAAATGATGTAATGCTGTGTTTCTTCCTGTAAGAGTATTGTCTCCTAATTGTGCCCAACCACCTACTTTTTCTGGGGATCCATATCTAAAACGTACATAATCACCACTAACCCATTGGCCTTCGCCACCTGTAGCAGTAACTTGTTTATTGAAGCCTGGTTGAAATCTTAATTTTTGTAGCATATATAACCATTATATTATTAATTCCCTAATTTTGGAATACCTAACATCGGCCTTCTGTCGAACCTATTCTTTTCAGCAAAAGGACCATTTACATGGTTATAATGAAGGAATACCTGTCCACAATTTTCTCCTTCAAAAGGTTCTCTCCAATGCTCTAATTCACATCCACTATATACTAGCATATCTCCCACTTCAAGCAAGACTTTAGTGCCTTCTGGAGCATTAGGTTTTATTATATTTTTGTATTCATCAATTACATTATCCGATCCTGTGCCATCTATGAAAATAGGCCAAGGATCTCCTCCTAAATTTAGGGTACAAGATATCTCACAACTAGGTCTATCTTTATGGCGTCTTAAGATATCTCCATGTTTATATATCCTTGCGTAAGAATAAGTAGGTATTAATTTTAGTCCTGTTTCTTCCATCATTTTTGGTCTTACTTTCATCATTAAAGTCTCCATCGCAAAATCAGCGTAACAAGAAAAAGTATTTGGAACTTGTTTATCGGTCCATGTACCTAGTAAACCCGTATCATAAGTTATATTATTTTTATACAACCATCCAACGGCATCACGTTTAAGCATAAAATAATTATATATAAAATTAGCTAGTTCATAAGATACAGCATTCTTAACTACTTGATATTTTTGTTGTTGAAAAATCATATAAAATTAAAGGATATTGATATTCTTATATCATTACTTTTATTAGGTTCTACTTTATGCCACAACCATGAAGGAAACATTATAATTCTTCCAGGGACCGCATCATAATAAGTTTCTCGCCACAACTCTCTAGGTATTTTTCCTGGTTTTCTCGCTGGCATTACTTGTTGTACTCCAGGTCTTGGATCCATCACATGAAGCCTTCCAGAATTAGGTTGTGCTTTTACATAGTAAGCACCAGAAAATAATGAATTTGGATGAACATGACCATTATTATATCCACCTGGTGGATTAATATTAGCCCACATATTACCTAATCTAGGTTTAATATCTAAGTGCTCTTCTTGAATGATTTCATTTTGCATTTGAAATAATTCTTGAATTAAAGGTTCGTATTCTTTTTTATGATTCATGTCAGTTTGTGAATGCCAACCATTAACGTTAGTTTTTTCTACACCTTTATCTTGGTTGCTCCATCCAATAATATGTTTTTCTAAGTATGGATTTAATTCATTCGCATTAGGTAAATCTTTAATATATATAATAGTTGGAAATAAATATTCTTTAATCATTTAAAAGGAGTACCTCCAAACCACATAACGAGTGATTGTCTAACGCCCCTAGTTACAGGCGCCACTCTATGATTTAAAAATGATGCAAACATCATTGCATGTCCTTGTTTAAGTTTAGCTCTTTTACCTTTAGCCATTAATTCTAACTCTCCTCCTTCAAATTGATTTTCAGGAGACAATAAAACTGTCATTGATATCTTTCTAACAGGAGGTTCGTACTTCATATTTACATCACAATCCATATGCCAATCATAAAAACCACCTTCAGGGTATTCGGTAAATTGAGCTTGCTCTGTTACATGTACATCTTCAAATCCAAAATGATTTCTATTACATTTTTGAATAAAGGAATTGACTTGATCATACATTGGTTTCATTTCATCAAAAGGAATCCAACCAATAGTAGTTACTCTTTTTTTAGTATCCACCCCACCCTCAGGTCTGTCCATTCCAATTTGTGCGGTTTGTGGTTTTTGTTTGCGGCCACATTCAATTATTTGTCTGCATTGATCTGGTGTAAATAAAGGAGTAGTTGTTTCAACTATCCAGCTTTTCCATCTAGGTTCTGTTATTATCATCCTGCACTTCTATTAGTTACTGGATTATAATCTACATCCATATTACAGGCAAGAGTACGTCTTATATCTGTACTACCATTAAACGGATAAACACAATGTCTCATATCATATGGAAATACATAAAAAGCTCTTTCCTTTAGTGCTGGACCATAATCAACGTTTGCAAATTGCCCACTTGAATTACCTAATATTTGTAAAGATCCATTCAGAGGTTTATCTGCCGCCGAATATTCAACGCCTGTATTTTTAGGTAATTTTAAAACCATAACCGATGATAAACCTGTATACAAAGCCCCTTGATGAATATGTACTGGATTATACTCATTAGCTTTCATTTCATTTATCCATATAGAATTCATATGCATTCTATATTCTTTAATTTTATTCCAATCTAAATAATGTTGCATAACTGTATGAAACCATCGTCTAACATCACCTGGTAAAAAATTATGTGGATGCATTTTATTATTAGGTGGCCCATCAAAAAATAAAGAATGTTCATTTACAATTTTACCAACTAATTGTGGATTAGCTCTAGGTAACTCATGTCTCCTTGTTTTATAAATATGATTAATAGTATTGTATATATCTAAAGGAGCTTCGTACCTCAAAACCGTTTGACCTAAATATGCAATTTTAAAATCTAATGTGCTCATATTTTTCTCTTATTCTTTTTGGTATTTTTTCAATGTAGGGATTGTATTCTTTCTTAATTTCATTGCGTATATTATGCATATTTTTTCCAACAATACCATCGTTATATCCCATTCCATTAACTTGGATTTGATCTAGATCAATAAACCTATGTTTAAAATAAGGTATATTAAAGAAAGTATATACTTTATTTATTTCTTCTTCGGGGTTTTGTACTAAATCATCATACTTCATAAAGTGGCATATGTCAGGGTAGTTAAAAGCATTCTTTATAGCTTCTAAATCCTTAGCAACAGCACCTTTTGTATTCATAACCATACCTAATTTTTCATCATCATTTTTACAACCATATCTATTAGGAAATGCATCAGGGTTTTCTGTATACCATTTCATATAACTAGCTAATACATCCATTAAATCTCTAAGTATTACTACACACTTAAAAGGTTTTTTAAAATGCTTTTGGATTAAAGCAAAATTATCTTTAGTCATAACAGGACCACGATCTATAATATATTTCTGTGGCCAGTTTTTATAATAATTTACATAAACAGAATCTAATACATTGTCTAATGATTGATGATCTGGATAGTTTTGAAAGACGTCGGTTTGTTTAAGGAGAAAGAGATCTTTCATAATCTCTAAAGTAATAGAATTAGCCGTACATGCTATATTAGGGTTTTGATTCATGATAGACGTGAATAAGGTATTGCCTGACCTTGGCATTGCAACTAAAAAGAAAAGTTTTTTAACCCTGTTGTCCGATTGAGTTTTTGTCGAATTCCAGTTTTGCATCGTCTTTCTTTTTATTCTCTATCGCTATATCCTTTTTAATTCTTTCAATTGATTGTAATTGACCTAACACATTAAATACTTCTGGTTGAGATGATCCTTGAGTTAATGTCTCTGCTTTATTCTTCATAGTTAAATGATAAGAGTTCAATTGGTGAGTATTCACATCTTTAGTATCAAATGAACCATCATCAAATTTCTTTTTAAATTTAGACCATAACTTTATTTCTCTCATTCTGTCACGAGCCACCAATTGTGAACTAGCTTTATTAAAAGTTTTTTCATCTATATCTATTTGTAATAATTCTCTTCTTATTGGGTCTTCTTCTTTCTTTAATTTCTCTTCAAGTCTTTTAATTTTTACTTCTATTCTTCTATAGTCAAAAGATAATGACATTAAATTTTCTAAGAATACATTTTGTTCCCTGACACATTGCCAGTATTTAGCAGCTTTCGTTGGATACTTTGCATCGTTTAAAACAGAAAACTGCATTTCAGTTTCAGTTCTAAACATTTGTTTTTTAGTCCAAGTGTCTCTTAATTCTTCTGTTAAACCTTTAAATATTTTAACCTCTTCTGGGTCTAATAAATTATTTAAGTTTGGTGCTTCTTTTTCTATTAACGCTTTTATGTTTCTTTTATCTGTCATAAAATCCTTTCATCATTTCTAATATACTTATTTATTAATCAAAGTCAATAGTCGATGCTGTAGCTGCTGATGTTGTCCCTGTAAATTCTTCTGTTGCGTTTGATTTTGGACTTGGGTTGCCTGCGAATATTAATCCTGCAGTTGATGTTCCAGCTCCTCCTCCATAACCATGTGCAGCTGCTAAAGCAGGATTTGTAGACCAAACAGTTCCATTATATGCTTCAGTTGTTGCCGCAGTTTTACCTTGTACGGCAGCAGTTTGTGTGCCTCCACTTGTCATGACATTTCCTGATAAAGCAGTAAGTAAATTTCCTCCTGCAGTCCAATCTGTTCCATCATATTCTTCTGTTGCGGTACTATTTGACCCTGTATTTCCTCCACAAATTAAACCAGCAGTTAAGGTTCCTGCTCCTCCAGCAGGTAATGATTTTCTAGCAGTTCCCATATTTTCTCCTGCAGTCCAACTTGACCCATTATATTCTTCTGTTGCATTTTGCACTGTTCCACTTACTGATCCTCCTGCAGCCACCGCCGCTGTTTGTATACCAAAGAGCGATACTTCTCCTCTAGCAGTATTTAAGTCATTTGCTTGTTCTGACCAGTTTGTTCCATCATATTCTTCTGTGTTTGATTTGTTTCCTGGATGTCCTCCTGCAGCTAGACCAGCTGTTAAAGTTCCACATCCACCTAGAGAATATCTTGCAGTTCCTATATTATTTCCATTAGTCCAACTTGACCCATCATATTCTTCTGTTGCTGCTGAATCTGCGGGTCCTGTATGTCCCCCAACACCAACGGCAGCTGTTTGAATTCCAAAACCAGCAAGATAATTTCTAGCTGTATTTACATTACCACCGCTTGCCCATGCACCAGCAGTGAATACTTCGAATGATTTATTATATTCTTCTGTTAAAGCTGAATATGCAGGGGTTGGTACTGATCCACCAAATCCTAAACCTGCAGTATTTGTTCCTGTTGTTCCTATATACCACCTAGCTGTAGCTAAATCTGGTCCTTCCGTCCAACTCGATCCATCAAATTCTTCTGTTAATGCAGATGCCGCAGTTATATTACCACCACTAACCATTCCAGCTGTTTGTGTTCCAAAACCACCTAGCGCCCATCTTGCTGTATTTAAATCTCCTACTTCTGTCCAACTTGAACCGTCATAAGATTCATTAACTGCAACTACTGCTGGAGATTTTCCTCCAACAGCCAAAGCCGCTGTTTGTATTCCAAGTCCTGCAAGATATGCTCTTGCATCATTTAAATTACTTCCTTCTGTCCATGCCGTTCCATTGTATTCTTCTGATTCATTTTTAGAGCCTGGATTTCCACCAAATGCTAATCCTGCTGTTTGCGTACCAGCACCAGCAAGAGAAAATCTTGCAGTATTTATATTTCCACCTGCCGTCCAATCTGTACCATCATATTCAAAAGTAGTATTAAAAGTAGTAGTATTTGGACTATGTCCTCCAAATATTAAACCTGCAGTTAAAGTTCCGCCTCCAGCAGAAAATCCTCTAACCGCTGGAATATTTTCTCCTACAGACCACCCTGATCCATTATATTCTTCAGTTTGTTGAGAAAAAGTACTAGCATTTCCACCAACCGAAACTGCAGCTGTTTGAGTTCCAAAGAACGCTCCAATATTTCTAGCAGTACTTAAAGGTGAACCAGCTGACCATGCAGCTCGGCCCACAAATGTTTTTAATACACTTGTTGTTGAATTATACCAAACGTCACCCGCAGCCTCAGGATCAGGATCAGATGCAAGGTACTTAACTTTAAGTCCTTTGAGTTCAGTATAAGTTGACATTTAATTCCTTTAGGGGATTGTAGTGAAACCTGGCTTTGAACCGATTCTTGCAACTTTTTCATCTGCTGATTCACCATCAACATTGTTATTGTCCCAAGCGGTTCTAGCAAGATCATCAGATGCTTTAACTAAAGCTTGTGCTTCTGCTTTAGTTTTTTCTGTACCAGATTTATCAGCTAACCAAAGTGCTCCTTTTTCATTAGCTCCTATAACCCATGTATCAATATAATTAGATCCATCGTGTCCAGTGTAACCTCTTAGAAAAAAGTTTCTTCGATCTTCATGAGTGAAGAAATTTTTACCTGTGTTATTTGCTGTGCCATATA